AGAATAACCAGAACCAGGATCCGTAACTGTAATGCTGTCCAGAATACTGGTAGATGTCAACTGAGCATTGATGGGGAATGTAATCTCAGGACGCAAAGTATAGTCATGAGGATAATCATAACCGAAGTTATTATTATTCAGTTTCTTAATTTTACCAACATTAGTGCCTTTCGTGAAAATGGATGCACCAGTGCCAAAAGGTGGAATGACAACTTCAAGATCTGCACCAGAACCAGCTAATCCCGATCCAAGAATACCATCAATTGCCTGAATATCAATAGATGCGGTTGTATATCCCTTTCCAGGAGAAGTTACCTTAACTTCAGTAATCTGACCAGGAGTTGTAATTCCCTCATCATCTGTAGTATTTTCAACTTTAATTTCAACAAATCCACCTTCACCATCACCCAAAATAGGCACGCTGTTATATGTACCTACAGCATATTCGGTGCCAGGTTCGTTAATTTGGACCCTCTCAATTTTTCTGCTGGAATTGATTCCTGTAATTTTTGGTAGTTTTGTATAGAATCCACCATTATTAACAATTCTAATATCACCAATAGATCCAACTGCCTTTTCAGAGCTCGTAGTATAGGTAGCATTTAATCTTTCAGCATCACCTTCAGGTTCTGTGTTAAGGACAAATCTAAATGTATCATCACCTCTTGTGATAGTGCCTCCAGAGGTAGACTCAACAGTAAACACACCAATATATGGGGAGGGGACAATATCTAAGAAACTATTGGGATCGATAGGAGAATCCGCACCTGTTCTGGAAGGATCAAAGTAGTAAGAAATATTTGTAACAATGTCATTATCAACTTTCAGTTTGACCGAAGGAGTTGGTTGTCCTTCACCAGTAACACCAGGAGTGCCAATTCTTTCAATGGAGTTGAAAGAATATTCGAGTTTATTGAGACTATCTTTAGAGAAAGACAGATTTCCACCAAGCATACTGGAATGACTGACATCAAAGATGTATTGATGTCCATAATACATTTTGATGATTGGAGATTTAGCAAATACTGAGACATTGCCAGGCGTTGTTGCAGGCAATCCAACAGCAGTATTTTTTAACTTATATGTAAACTCTTTTACACTAATTACAGTATCGACAGTAAATGATCCATTGTATTCATCATAAACTACACCACCACTTTGAGTAGTTGGATTACCATCAACGTAAATTACATTACCCTGATTCAAATAATGAGAATCTCCTGTAATAACATAAACAGTATCACTATTGCTAACTGCGGTTACTTGTAGAATTTTTTCTAAGTCTGTAATTAAATCAATTTTAGTTACAGCAGTCAATCCAGTAATTTGGATTGTGGATTTTGCAGCATTAAAAGTAATATTTCCAGTAGGAACTTCAACAACAGATCCAGGGATATATGTAGAAGTGCCAGAAGTTTCTAGAATTCTAATACGATAAACACTAGGACCATATTCTTTGAATTTTCCATATTCATCTAGATTGTTTGTGCCACCAATATCTTCTGGAGCATCATAATCACTCAGATCAATATTAAAAGTGCCAGGAGTAGTATTTACTACTTCCGAAAATTCATACGCTAGAATTTCATTAATATCATTTACAAGAGGACCTTTAACGCCATAAGTTTCTTGCTCATCAAATCTTTCAGTGCTTAATTGTCCTGTAGTTAAATCATTATTCCAAGCATTGTTATTAATTGCAACAAACACATATCTATTTGTTTTATCTACAGATGTGACATAACCACTATTAACAAAGGTGGATCCATCGTTTAATACCAGCTTAGATCCGACAGTAACGTTAAACGATTGATTCAAAGTAAGTCTTTGAATATTATCAATCTTGATTGTATTTGCTTGCTTAAAGAAATATCTATTTTTAACTACTGCAGAAGCTTGGACTTTCTGAGATCCTGGAGCAGGAATAGTTGCATTTCTAGAAGACCAGAGATCAACGGAAACCGTTGATGTCCCATCAGCATTTGCATGTCCAGTGTTTGCTTCATTATAATCGAGAGATTGCAATCCACTAGCACCCAATTCAAAAGAGACATTAGAAATAGTCAAACTATTTCCTGTTACAGGTGTTACATTTACTCTCTCATACGAAACATCGGTAGAAGTCAAGACTCCTTGATCACCAATTCTTACCGAATCTGCATCTTTATCTACTTTTAAACCAAAACCGATATGATCTACATAATCGTAACGAGCAGTTTGATCAGTAAACCAAGCATCATCTGTCCAGTCATATGCAAGACCAAAAGATGCTGCTGGAGGTAATGTAGTAACGTCAGTAGGAACAGTTGGTGTTACAGCAATATTTCTTAGTCTTAGGTTATCAACGTAGAACTGTCCCTGCTCATTAGATCTAAATGTTCCTGCGGTGCCATCTCTACCAGCAATCTGACCAAGATAGAAATTCTTAGCTCCTAAAGATGTGTTTGTTACGGATCCAGTAAAGACTTGTGTGCCATTTACATAAGCAGTAAATGTATCTGCACTCTTAGTAAGAGATATAAACTGCCAACTATCATCAGCAAACATATTTGTTTGTGTTGACTGCAAGACACCACTACCACTATTAATAGCAGTGGCATTATTAGTTACTAGCAATTCTAGTCTTCCAGAAGACATATCATAATACATCCACAGACCACCTGTAGAATCAGTTGCATCACCAATAGAAATTAGAGTCTGTTGAGTTTGAGAGAAAGTTGCAGAGTTAGTTGCATCTTTATAAAGCATAAACTCAAGAGTCCAATTATTGGCAAATACACTACCAAGAGAAGGACCAGCAATATTGATGTTTGCATTGGTCCAAGTAGAAGGATTAGCAACATCTTTAGCAAATAGTTTTGCTACACCATCACCTACAAGTGCTAGAGCATCTGTAGCATCATTACCCTGAAGATTTGCAGTATAGTGAGCGGTTTTGTCTGTGGCAGTATCAGTTTGACTAAAATCAAATACAAACTCATTACGGTTAAGCGATGTTTGTCCAAAGACATAGACATCACCAGAGTTATCAACATCAATAGTGGTTGCCGTAATACCTTCAATATTATTATCGGTTGTAGTAGATGTATTGAATTTATTTGTTGTGTGATTTACAATTTTACCTTTATAATCAATTTTAACTGAAGATGCAGTCAATTGACCTGTTGTAATATTTTCTTCTGTATATGCAACGTTTAGATTACCAAAAATATCAATTGCAGTTGTATTAACAACATTAATATCTCTAGATGGTGCAGCATACCTATAATTCCAAATTAAATCTGCATCAACATCAAATTTACCAACCCAGAAACTATCTTTAGTTGTATTATTAGTTTTTTGTCTTAGTGTTGCAGTTACATATAATTCATTATATTCATCAATGGTAAAACTAGAATCGATGAAAGAATATGCAGAATTTGTTACTTTATTGAGATAGTTTGTTGTGACTAAAGTGGTAGATACTGTTGCTTTACCCAAAACAAGAGAAATATCATTCGATGTTGCGGTATCAGCAACTTCCATCAGGAAATAGAGGTGACCATTATTTTCAAGTAAATCTACAATTTTTTCAGAATCAGAATCTGTAGCAAACTTTCTCTTAATAACAAATGTGCCTGCAGTGTCTAAAACTGCAACAAATGCATCGTGAGGATTAGAGGAGTTTGTGTTTGTAAAACCACCGATTACAAATCTCTCATTTGTGAGTTTAATTAAAGATGTTACATTATCTTCTCTGGTAGATCCAGAGATACCAGAATATGCTTTCTGGAAGCTTAGAGTTGCATCCAATCCATCAGCAGATTGTACGTATTTTACAAATACAATATCAGGGTTATAAGAATCCTGGATTGCTTGATTAGGTCTGTTATTACCAACAACGTAAATATTATTTCCATCTACAAGGAGTTTTTCAAACTCCAAATAGGTTGTACCAGAAGGAAGACTAGACTCTAATGTTTTCTCCCATTCTTTAATACCAAGTGCTGAGATTTTACTAACAAAACCTACAGTATCTCCCTGAGCATCTAAAGTCTTACCACACAGAATGACTTCTTTAGATTCAGTTACTACAATATCATTGATTTTAACATAATCATTATTTGAGAATAAAGTTGCGTAGTAATTTGCCTTTTTGAAGATCTGAGGATGAGATGAAATAATTCTGGGATTATTTGTAAATCCATGACCAGAATTGATAATATCAAATTCAGAAATACTTCCCACAGAAGTTAATTTTGCTTCAATAACTGCATTTTCGCCATCACCGTCAATAGTAATTACGGGAGGAATATCTACATTATATCCACTACCATTTTGAGTAACTACAATCTCTTCAACACCTTTATACTGACGTGCAGTAAAGGTTTTATTGGTATTATCCATGATAGGAGTGTAGTCAATAAAGACCCGATCTCCATTTACAATATTATGAGGAACTGTAGTTGTTAAAATTCCGTAACTAATACTCTCAACAGTTTCATAAGTATATGATTGTACTTCTTCACCTTTAATTCTGGAAATTCTAGCAGAAATACCCGTGCCATCAGTATCAGTGTTATCAAATACTAGGATATCGTTGACCTGATAATTTTGACCTGGATTTTCAATAATAAATCCACTTACAGATGCGTCTTCAAACTTTTCAATAGTTTGTACTTCAATATCAACCTTAGAGTCAAATCTAACTTTAGGGAAATAATCATAAAGTTGTAAAGGAGACTCTTCAAAAAGTTGCTCGGGATCATCAATCTCATCTTGACTGATTACTCCATCTCTATTTTCGTCTTCAGGATCAAATAGTAGGATAAATCCATCTTCAGTTGTTAAAGCATTTGAAGATGCGTTTGGAATTCTCTCTACATCAATATCAACATTTTCATATGGATCTCTATATCTAACAACACCAGTAGGAATATTCTGCTGAATTGACGAAATGCTTAAATTCCAAGTATCAACAATAGAATTATAATCAGGACCAAGAATATATGGGAATACTGGATTTCCAGACTCTGTTGCATCAATAGTTACAAAATAACAATATCTTCCATTTGGAAAATCTGGTGTTTTGCAGAATCTGCCATTATATTGATCCAGATCACCAGAACCAAAATTATATTGATAGTCATCAACAAATTTACCTGCAGCATCATCTGTTAATAAAGGTCCATCGATTCTAGATGGAGTTGGATTTGTAATCTCATTATACACTAAGTTTGTCTTCAATGCATATGAAGATCTCATTCTAATAACGTTAGATCCCTGATCTGTAGGATCTTCATATGAATAAGGTCCATAAATTGGATTACCATCAAATGCCCATCCAATAATAGGTGAGTGCTCAATTTGAGTTTCTTGCTCAACAATTTGATCGTTGTCATTTAAAATCAAATTATCACCAAGAATATATCTCAGTCGTTGAGGATTGGAGACATGAGCATATTCTCCACCATATTGATTATTAATTCCCTCAAAAATAAATCCTTTTGCAGAGTCCTTTTCTGTGGTTTCTTCAAGGTTATAAGTCCATTCAAAAACATTAGAATCGAATACAGCACCATCACCAACTGAAGTTAGAAGAATTTCTGTCAATCCTTGAGTATATCCAATACCCCTATTTGTGATTTCAATACCAGTAACTTTACCAGCATTTTCGCCATCTAAATCAATCGTAGCTTTTGCTACTGCACCAAAACCATCTCCCGAAATTGAAATTTCAGGTGCTGTTGTATATCCAGATCCACCAGAGATGATAGCGATAGAAATAATTCTACCATTTGACACAATTGCTTGAGCAACAGCACCTGATCCAGAACTTAAAGTAACTTCAGGTTTTGATGTGTAACTAGATCCACCATTAGTAATAGAGACACTCTTTACTGGACCTCTAACAGAAGCATTGCCCTGTGCTCCAGTTCCGCCACCACCAACAATAGTAATAGATGGTTTGGAAGTGTAACCCACACCACCATTATTAACAAGAATTCTAGATACAACTCCCTTGGTGACAATAGCAGTAGCAGATGCGCCAGATCCACCTCCACCAACAATAGAAACTAGAGGAGATGAAGTGTAATTAGATCCGCCGTTAGTAACTTCAATCTCAGTAAGAGAACCATCAACTACAACTTCCGCTTGAGCTCCTGATCCTCCACCACCAGAAACGGTAATGACAGGAGGTCTCTCAGCATCATAGTTTAATCCAGAATTTTTAATATCAATAGAAGTTACTGCACCAAAAGTTTTCTTTTGAGTTGACTTATAAGACCATGCAGATACACCATTAATCCAAGTGCCGATAGATCCTGGGATAATAGTGGTTTTTGTAGAAATAGTTTGTGTTGATAGGGGGAATCTATTCAACTTCCTCTGATTACCAGGAAGAAGTGCAGATCCAACAAATGGTCCAATATTATAGTTAGGAATACCCGTGGATGCAACATAAACGTGCTCATCATTAAAGAATGAATTTTGTACGTTTGTCGTATACAGAGAAATAATATTTTGAATAGCTACATCTGTTGACTTACCTTTATTCAAGTCAACGGAGATCAAAATATTACCCTGAGGATTTACCGTTGCAGGTTGAGGTAAAACATATTGGAATACAGTTGGAGAATCCCTAGAAGTTACGAGGAAGGTGCCGTTGTAAATAATTGGATTTGCACCATAAATTGTAACTTGATCACCAACCAATAAACCATGTGGAGCATTACAAGTTACAGTTGCAGATTGATTATTTACGCCACCATAAGTAATAGAATCAATTTCAATTAGTTTTTTAACATTATACAACCAATCAGTTAACTGAGGTAAGGTAGTGGTGCCACCTAATTTAGAGACTGATAGTTTATCGCCTGGCAGATAATAAGATCCAGTATCAGATAAAGTTGTTTGTTGAGCATCAACAATACCAACAATATTCAATACAACTTCATCGGCAGTGTCTTTATTGATATAGATTTTGAAATTAGACTTAACTTCAGAAGCAGCATCCCAAACTTGGGCATTAGAGTCAACACCTCTAGTACATTCGATAAACTGATTTAAAGATTTTTCTTTGTATCTAACAACTTCACTACCAGCAATTACAAATTCACCGTTTCTTTCGGGCCATCCAATTGTAGAGTCAACAGTAATAACACCAGAAGTTTCAGACAATCCTTCAACGAGTTTAGTCTTATATGGTACAATAAAGTTACCAGAAATAGTTTCTTCAGATAGTACTAATTCAAAAATTTCAACATCAGATGTCTTAATTGAAATGTAGTTTTCTACAAGAGCACTTGCATTTTGTACATTTGGATCAGTAATACTTTCAAACTGTTGAACTAAAGCGTCTTTAATTTTAGTTGGATCACCACTTTCTAAAGTAGCTCTTAAAATTGTATTTACAGACCAAGTTGCAGAGGATGGTTTGATAATTTGATCTTTAGGATATGAGATGCTGACATCTTCACCATAAAGAAGTTTGAATAAATATGCAACACTAAACGAGGTACCTTTCGTTGAATAAAAAGTTTTGATGTTTTTAATTGCTGTTCTAACATCAATACTTTCATAATCTAGTGAAGGAACATCAGGCAAGTATTGCTCAGTATACTTATCAAGTAGTCTCTTGACAAACAATTCATCTAAGCACTTGATTTCTGAGTCTGTGCTATGAGATTGTGCAGTAGTCTCTCCAGAGAAGACAACTTCTCCCCCAGTAGTATAACCTTTGATTCCACTAGCTGCTCTAGCACAACCAGAAAACTTACACTTACTATAACCAGATCCTTTACTAATTACTTTAAAACCAGTAACTTCACCCAATCCAATTTCAACAGAAGCACTGGCATTTGGAGGAGATTGAATTACAATTTTAGGAGGATTTGACTGACTATATCCACTACCAAAACTAGTAACATTAATATCAGTAATTTGACCGTTGAAAATGGCAGCAGAAGCTTTAGCACCAGTACCACCAATAGATGCACCTACATCATTTATTCTGTCATCTACAATATAAACTGAAGGGATATCATCATATCCACTACCACCACTTAGCAATTCAATATCAATAACTCTTCCGTCAGAGTCAACCTTAGTTTCTAAAATCTGTGCTCCTACAGGATCAATAATTGCAATTCTAGGAACAGTCTCATACCCCTGACCAGCGTTTATCGTATCAATACGAAGAATTGATCCATCATCATCTAAAACCGCCGTTAAAGACGCTTTAATAGGGTTGTCACCAGTTGGTTCATCAATATAAACCGTAGGTGCAGTTGTATAACCCTGACCCTTATTAGTAACTTGCACATCACCACTAATAGATCCATTAACAATGGTAGGTGCTGCTAATTTTGCACCGCCAGGTTGAATAAAAGTGACTCTGGGAACAAAAGTATATCCACTACCAGAATCTTCAACGACTAATTCAGATACAGACCCATCAACAACTTTTGCGGAAATTTTTGCTGTTGTACCACCAATTTTTGTGGGATCTTGAATATTTACGGTAGGAGGGTTTGTAGTACTATACCCCTTTCCACCAGAAAGAAGTTGGATATTTTTAATACCATTGATGAGGGGAATGGCAGATGCATTAGATCCACTTTTTGATTTGATACTAACCTTTGGTGGATATTCAAATCTATAATCAGATCCAGTTTGATCAATTTGAATAGAACTCAACTGACCCAAATCATCAACTCGGGAAAAACCAATTGCTCCCGTGCCAAAAGATGGAATTGCTGCTTCAATTGAGAATAAATCTAATCTTCTTCCAATTAAAGGAATAAAGTTAAATGTAATTGTTGTTAGGTCAAATGTAAAATCAATTTTAGGTGTTAAAATTTGACCATCATAGATTGCAATAATATATTCATCAACAACAGGTTGATAAGGGGCACTATTTCTAGTGATATTGAATGTAGTTCTATTATCACCAAAAGTTTCTGAGATATCATCCAATACAAGAATACTATTCTCAGAAAAACCTTCTAAGAAAGTAATAGAAGTATCTACAGAATCATCAGCAACAGTTTTTGCTCTAGGAGCATTCGTAAATACAATATTGCTAGATTCTACGTTATAATCAACATTAGGAACTAAAACCTTTCCATAAACTTTGACAATAAGATGCTGTGCCGAAGATGGAGTTACTGGATTTTGCTGAGAAAGTAGAGAAAACGTTCTTTCAGTGCCATTAAAGTCATTAATTGGATTAGCAAGAGTAGTCCACTTGACTTTTATCTGATCATAAGAAATACCAGGACTTAAAGCAACACTAGGAGAAGGAATTGCCTCTTCATAAAAAATTACTTCATTATTAATTAAAACACTTCCGTTTTTATCTAAAAATGAGTCTACGTTTTCAACAACAATTTCAGTATCTGTTGCAGATACATCTTCTACAATTTTTGTCTTACCACCAAGGATATCAACATTCAATTCATCAATATTTAAATATTGAAGAAAATCATTTAGGATATTTTGACCATAACCTGTTTTTTCTTGAGATTTGTAGTAATACTCAATTAACTTACCAAAAAGTGAATTATCATCCTCAATAAACTGAGGAAGTTGCTTACCTACTACTTGAGAAACCTTATTAGTCGTCTTCATTAGCTATTAAAACAGGAAATGTTTGCAAGGTTACCGTTATTTGAGATATCTGGAATTTCAACAATCGGAGGCACTACCTCAAATATCTCAGGCGTCAAACTATTTAGTGGGACAGTGGGAGGTAGGTTAGTGCCAAGGGGAGAAACTGATATACTTGGGACTACAATTTCAATGATTGATCCAGGATCTGGAGTATAGATAACTGATGGATTAGATGGAATAGATTGAATAGCAATATTGAATTCTGTTCCTACAAGTGCTTGTGCATCATCAATATCTCCAGTAGGTGTTAAATCTGGAGTATCGCCACCAGACCCAACAACATTTACAGGACCAAAACAGATTGTACCATTTGTATAATCAACTGTACCAGCTTTGGGATTAGTAATTACTTTTCTATTGCCACTAATGTAATATGTAACCAGATTGCCAAATCCATCATCTTCAAAATATTGATCCGTACCAGGACGATCTGCAAGTCTAAACTTGGAAGATTTAATTACAGGTTCTTTTTTACATGGGTCTGTTGTTGTAACCGTAGTTTCAACGGTAGTATCACCAATTTGTAAATTGGGAGCACTATCTAAAAGAGGTGCTCCAGTGGAAACACAGTATGTATTTGAGGTATTTCCAGATGCCTTTACATATTGAACTAAAGACACTTGAGTGGAAGTATCTGCGATGTTTGGATCAGATGAAGTAATCGCTTTTTGGAATTTAGTTAGACTGAAATTATTATTAAAGTTATTAATCTCAGATTGTTGTGCCCATTGATTAATAGCATCTTGGATATTCGTTGTTATATTTGAAACATCTCTAGATGCGGTAGATGGATCATAATTTGCAAAGATTTTGGGATAGATGTATAAGGTATTTGTATCTACAATAACTGGCTCAATAGACGCCATTGCATAAGATCTCAGTTGAGTCTGCAAAGATTTTTTTGTAGCATCATTTAGAGAGGATCCTGTTTTTGTTTTAATGGCAATGTATACTTTTCCATAAATGGGAGGATCTAACTCGTCACCACCATATGCAGCAACAACTCTTGCATTTGAATATAATCTCTTAACAATAGTTTCATAATCTTGAGTAGTTACTGCTCGGTTTTGTGCAGCATAGTAACGAGGAGCATTGAATTTAATAGATTCAATACTTTCTGCTACCGATCCAAACTGTGCCTTGTCTTTTACAGTAAGTTTAGCTGCACTGGGTGCATAATTAACGCTATTACTATCAATAAATTTTCCAATAAATGTAAATACGCTTGTATCATTAGCAATTTCACCATCAGTTACGAGATATTCAAAATCAATAACTTCACCATCAACTAATTTTCTTCCAATAACACCATCACCAAATGTTACTTCATATCTTTCATCTTCTGTCTCAGAAAGAAAATAAACTCTATCAGTACTTTTTACTTCAGTAATATTAGAAACTAAGTTATAACTATCTGTTGTCGTGCTACTCTCGTTTGGTCTAACTCTGACAGAGAGAGTTTCCATATCTGCATTTTCAGTAGGAATCACATATCTCTGTTTTGCAAAGTTATCTACAGTATATGAAAAAGTAATTATAGATCCCTGGTTAATTGTAACTGCAGGAAATTCTGCAATTCCAGTAGTTTGATTTACCTCAACAGTAACTGGAGAAAGAACATTCCAAGTTCTATTATTACCTGTCGCGACAGGTCCTTTTTGAAGGGTAATATTGTTGGGATATGAATCACCAGTTTGATTGGTTTGCACTTTCAAGTAAATGCACGCTTTAGAGCATGTAATTGAAGTTGGTGTATAACTGAGTAATTTTGCAATATTTACAACATTGTCTCTTACTGTAGACGATGAAATAAATGCTTCATTCATGGACATATTTGCCATAAATGAAGAATAATATGTATTATAAGATAATACGTCTACAAGGTAGGATAAACCCGATCCCTCAAAATCATAATCTAAGAATTCTTCTCTAGTTCTTAGATATGTTTTGATAGAAGACTTAATATCTTCAAAATCTAGTGCTGTTAAATTATTGGGTAGCATTAGGAAGGTCTCTGTAATACAAACTGGATAGTTTCAGTAATCGGTAATCCAACAATTCTATATTCCAAACTTACGGTAACAGAATTGAGATCATAATCTGGAATACACCTTAGATTTGTGACTTCAACTCGCTTCTCATAATTTTTAATTGTATTTAGAATTTCAACTTGTAAAGAATCAATCATAAAAGGATCTAGTGGCTCAAAGAGCATATTGTAGACATTAGATCCAAATTTGGGATTAAACAGTTTTTCGCCAGGGGCAGTCAAGACAATATTTTTAATCGACTGTTTAATAGATTCTTCGTTTGTCACAGAAGCAATATCTTTTGAAAAGGGATTCTTAAGGATACTCATATTGATATCCTTAAAAGATCTAGATCTTTTTAAATCACTACTTGAAATTGGTTTAAGCGTCATTTCGCAAAGATCTATCTAGATAACTGTTTTATTTATCGACCTTCCAATAAAAAAGGACGCCGAAGCGTCCTCAAATCATTTACCCTGTCCTCGGTATGCTTTCTTTCGACCATTACGAGAAGATGCCGAAAGTTTAGTGTTTGAGCTTTGACCTTGACGAGTTTTTTTCGGGGGTG